ATAGATGAGATTGAGGATAATAATAGTCTAGATGCACTACTACATCAATTTACACTAGAACAAAGTTCTGCTGTAAATGAGAAGATTAGACTAGAGAGATTTATAGATGATGGATTACTGTTGGAAGAAACTGATGGTGATTTTATTATCGGTGAAGATGACTCTACCTCAGTAGGTGAAAGTATCCTACTAGAGAACGGATCATTCCTTATTAACGAGGACTATATAATAGGTGACAAGAATGTTGATAAGACAGCACAAAATGAATTTATACAACAACAAGTAACGAGTGAGAATATTCTTGATTTTACTGAGAAGAATCCATTCGGAGATGCAGGAGCTTAAATATGTTAGGACAACAATTTTACCATGAGTCTATGCGAAAGGTGGTTGTCGCTTTTGGAACATTATTCAATAACATTAACATCGTTAGAAAAGATAATGCTGGTAAAGTGATACAATCTATGAAGGTGCCACTCGCATACGGCCCACAACAAAAGTTTTTGGCAAGATTAAACCAAGACCCCAATCTGGCGGCTAAGGTTGCGATTACTCTGCCGAGAATAGGATTTGAAATAAATGGGATATCATATGATCCCTCAAGAAAACTAAATCGTGTACAAAAATTTAAAAAGGCAAAAGGTTCAGATAAAAATAAACTAGACACACAGTTTATGCCTGTTCCTTATAACTTGGCTTTTCAAATGTACATTATGGCAAAACAATCAGATGATGCATTACAAATTGTAGAACAGATACTTCCATACTTTCAACCAGACTACACATTGACAATCAATGACATGGCAGACATGGGTATCAAAAGAGATGTTCCAGTGGTTTTAAATAGTATCAGTTACGAAGATAATTATCAAGGTGATTTTGCAGAACGAAGAGCAGTAATCTACAATCTAGATTTTACTTGTAAGTTTTACTTATATGGCCCAGTTACTTCACAGGCAGTTATCAGAACTGCAACTGTCGATCAATATACAGATATGCCAGTTAACTCACCAACTAGAGAACAGAAGTATAGTGTTACACCAAGTCCAGCAACTGCAAGTGCAGATGATGATGATTTTGGATTTAACGAGACATCTTCATTCTTTGAAGATGCTGGTACGGACTAATGTCTGATAAAACTATTGACAAAGTTTTGGGTGCTCCATTTAAGACACCAGCACAAGAACTTGTCGATACTGGACAAGTTGTAGTAAGTGCTGATGATGATATTGAAAAAGACTATGAATATCAAAGACAGAACTTCTATAATCTTGTAGACAAAGGTTCTAAAGCAATTGATGGTATTCTAGAACTTGCAAAAGAATCTGAACATCCTAGAACTTACGAAGTCGCTGGTAATTTAATTAAACAAGTTGCAGAGGTGACAGAGAAACTTGGTGACTTACAAACAAAGATGCACAAACTAAAAGAAGTTCCTAACAAGGCTCCTAACAATGTGACAAATGCTTTGTTTGTAGGTTCTACCGCTGAACTACAAAAAATGTTAAAGGGAAAATGATGTATGAATTATTTGATATTGACTCCAGATGGTGTTGGGTCAACTTACCTACAAACAAGTCTAACGACCTTTCTAAATGACAGTGGACGGAGTTACACTAATACTCATGAAATTGCTGCTGGAGTTGAACTCAGTAAACGGAATACTATCGTAAAAACAAAACATACTGTTCCTAGAGGCCCAGATTTTAGACACATAAGATACGGACAACCACTAGAAGAAGTAATCTTCATGTTGAATAACAATAAGGTTGAACCTCTAGTATCTAGACTAGCACATTATGTTATGTTGTGGAGAGAAGAAAATCAAAAATATAATACTAAACGATGGTATAACTTTTTAAATTTTCACTATGGTAAAATTTTCTATTGTATTAGAGACCCTTTTGAGTATGCGATGAGTTGGGGTATTAGGGATACAAATAAACTTAGAAATGTTTACAGTGTAGATGAACATAGAAAATTAGTCAAAGGACAAAAGTATACTGTAGATACGGAGATAATAAAAGGCAGACTAGAAAGATATAACAACTATTTAAAATGGAGAGAAGAATACTTTCCAACTGCAATACCAGTAGAATACAATGACTTTGTTTACAATACAGATGTGCAACTACAAACTCTTACTGGTATTGGACACTCTATGAAAGATATGGGGTTTACTAAGTATAATAGATTTACATACGAATACTCTCACAGAGGAGTAGATAATATTATATTTAACGATTTAGTTGCATCTCTTAGGTTTGAAGAATACATAAGTAGTTTAGTAGAACAAGAAAAGTTACCATATGGAATGACACTAAAGATGAATACTTTACAAGATAAAAAAGAAAAGGTAACTAACTTTGAAGAGTGTGTGGATATTTACAAAGATTGGTGTAGAAAGAGTAACACCTATCAGATGATTGATATAGAAAAAAAGATAGAAAGAGAAAACAGATTCTATGGAACAAACTTATCTAGGTAATCCAAATCTAAAAAAGGCAAATGTCGGTCAGGAGTGGACTAAAGAGGAAATACTTGAATACCAAAGGTGTATGAAAGACCCTCTCTATTTTATACAGACTTATGTAAAGATTGTTTCTCTTGATGAGGGATTGATACCATTTAAAATGTATAACTTCCAAAAAGAAATGGTTGGTACATTTCATAGCAATCGTTTTACTATTTGTAAATTACCCAGACAATCTGGTAAATCTACCACGATGATATCCTACTTGTTACATTATGCACTATTTAATCCTAGTGTTAATATCGCTATACTTGCAAACAAAGCTGCAACTGCAAGAGACTTACTTGGTAGATTACAACTTGCATATGAACATTTGCCTAAGTGGTTACAACAAGGGGTGATGTCTTGGAACAAGGGTTCACTGGAACTGGAGAATGGTTCTAAGATATTAGCATCATCAACCTCTGCAAGTGCTGTTCGTGGTGGTTCTTACAATATTATATTCTTAGACGAGTTTGCATATGTACCATCAAATGTTGCAGAACAGTTTTTTAGTTCTGTGTATCCAACGATATCGTCTGGTAAATCTACAAAGGTGATTATTGTATCGACACCACATGGTATGAACATGTTTTACAAACTATGGGTAGATGCAGAAGAACAAAGAAACGAATACATACCAATCCAAGTTCACTGGAGTGAGGTGCCAGGCCGTGATGAAGAATGGAAAAGACAAACTATTGCAAACACAAGTGAATCACAATTCAACACAGAGTTTGAATGTGAGTTCTTAGGATCTATTGATACACTTATCACACCATCTAAATTAAGAATGATGGCATACAGAGAACCTAAACAAAGAAACGCTGGTTTAGATGTTTATGAGATGCCTGTAGAAAAGAAAACATATTTTATATCTTGTGATGTATCAAGGGGAACAAAGAATGATTATTCTGCATTTGTAGTTTTTGATGTATCACAGATACCATACAGAATTGTTGCAAAGTTTAGAGACAATGAAATCAAACCACTATTATTCCCACAAAAAATATATGATGTTGCAAGAGCATACAACCAAGCGTTTGTTATGATTGAGGTAAACGATATTGGTGAACAAGTTGCAAACACAATGCAATTTGATTTAGAGTATGACAATCTTGTTATGGCATCTATGAGAGGTCGTGCTGGACAGATTATGGGTGCTGGATTTAGTGGTAAACAAGCACAGTTGGGTGTAAGAACAACTAAGGCAGTAAAGAAGATAGGGTGTTCTAACCTAAAACAACTTGTAGAAGATAACAAACTGATAGTAGAAGATTATGATACTATAAACGAACTATCTACCTTTATTGTAAAAGGACAATCATTTGAAGCAGATGAGGGTTGTAATGATGATTTAGTTGCATGTCTATTTTTATTTGGGTGGGCAACTGACCAGACTTATTTTAAAGAACTAACAGATATGGATATTAGAGAGAGGATGATAAAAGAAAATCAAAATGCACTAGAACAAGACATGGCGCCTTTTGGTTTTGTAGTTACTGGATTAGAAGAAGAGAATATAGGGGAAGCGGTAGATGAGTATGGAACAAGATGGAATCCAATTATTAGAGACTATTCATCCAATTGGTAAAGTTAAATTAGGAATACCTCTCAGTAAAAGAAAAAAGATAAAAGATATTGTTAAAGAAGATACTTACAGTTTAAAAACAGTTGGTGGTAATAAATCTAATATTATTACAGACTACAGAACAACATGGCACATGCATGATATACATGAACTCTTTGGTGAGATATCAGATAATGCATTAGATGTGGTAAAAAGATTCACTGGTAACAATAAATTATATGCAAAAGAGTGTTGGGGTGCTGTATATGAAAAGGGTAATGGTGCAAAACCACACATACACAGTGTTTTATGGTGCTGGACATACCATGCAGAATGTTGTGCAAAATGTGCCCCACTAGTATTTACAGAAAGAAAAATAAAAATAAAACCAAAAAGAGACTATTTAATATTTTGGAATGGAATTTGTGAAAATGATAAATATCATTATAATAAACATGAAGTTCCACCACAAGAATGTGAACATGATAGGGTGATGATTGCTGGTAATATTAGTTGGCACTAGAGAAAGTCTATTAAATCGCTATCTAATTTTATCCAACAGTTAGAACAAACAATTTTAGAGTCATCAATTAACTCTTGAATTTTTTCTCTACTCTCATCATTCATTCCTTTTCTTTTGGTTTGTGAACGAATGACACTATCGTGAGGATAGAACTTGAGACAAACAGTTTCTGCTTCACCACAATGGACACAAGATTGGTCTGCCAAAAGATTGTTTAACCATACACCTCTTTTGCGATAGTTTCTTCTTGCGACTTTCTTAATAGTGTCTTTATATTTTTCGTAATGTGTTGTCATACTGTTATTTATATGATTGATTGCATATAAAAATGAGTTTTTAAGAATCATTAAATTATAAATACATGTATATAATCTTATAGGACAAGGAGTAAATCATGGCATTCTTAGTATCACCTGGCGTCCAAGTAAAAGAGGTCGACTTAACAAATGTCGTTCCTGCTGTTGCAACTTCTATTGGTGCGATTGCAGGGCCGTTTGAAAAAGGGCCTGTCGGTGAAGTTACACCAATTGGTTCTGAAGAGGAATTAGTAAAAATCTTTGGAAAACCAAATGCATCTAACTTTGAGACATTTTTTACTGCTGCCAACTTTTTACAATACTCAGATGCTCTAAGGGTAGTTCGTGTAGAGTCTGGTGTTTTAAATGCAACATCAAATGCTAGTGGATTGCTTATTAGAACAACTGATCACTACCTTTCATCTTTCGCAGATGGACAAGGTACTGTAGGACTATGGGCTTCCAGAACTTCTGGAACAGAAGGAAACAGTCTTGCTGTTTCAGTTTGCCCAAGTGCTACTGCTTATGAACAAAACCTAACATCACAACAAGTGACTGCTGCTGGAACTTCTGGCGCAACAACAATTACTGTCACTGATGTTGATGCCTCTGGTGGTTCAATAAATGTTGGAGACATTATCTCATTCTTTACAAGTTCTGCTTTTAGTACAGAAGCAAGTGGACACGAAGATAAACAATAT